CACCAACGCTTTGAAGATAGGCAATCGTATCAGGACACGTACTGGCGTTATTCAAAATAATAATATTCGCATAGTAGTCCTTGTTGATTTTCGCGATTTGCGTCAAGGTATTCGCGACATATCGATAATTATTATAGCAGATGATGACAATCGGGATATTCATAATAATAGATAAAGATATCCTTATAGTCTTTATATGTATGCGATTATATCACCGTCTAAATAGTATTATGATATATTAAATATTAAATGATTTGATGCTCTCTTTATTATTGACGTGCCTAACCTATATAACGATGCCTTTTCGGTTTCTATTGTTTATGGCGATGATGATTCTATCGATACACGTTTTACAACCGCTCACGAATGAGAGCAACATTATATGCGGTATCTTGTGGTTCGCCAAAATATTTATGTATATCCTTTCATTCAACATCAATATATCCGAAGAGGACTTTCGTAAATATATGGAGTATCTGTATAGTGATACGAAGTTCATTTGCACGTTCAATCACACAACGCTCGTCGATGGATTCGTGTTGATTAGCACATTCCCACGCTCGTCCTATTTGATACTCAAAGTCATCATCTATTCCACGATAGGATACACGGACAAGATAAACAACCAACTCGGGAATATATTTGTAGAAAAGGGGACGACGAGCAAGAAAATAAAGGAACGCGTGGATAGCCGTAAGTCAGGCGACAAGATTCTATTTATCGCCCCGGGTTCAGGGAATACGTCGGCGATTCCGGGGAGCATCACCGAATTCACAAGCAACGGGGCGTTCGTCCATAAATATCCAATATTGCCGATTGTAGTGAAATACGAAGACGAGTCGCTACATTACAATCACGACAACGGCGAATCGATGCTTCACTCGTGCTTGAAGTTATTCCTTGTCAAAGACTACGCAATCAATATCAAGGTATGCGATATGGTCGAATACAAAGACGACGAGACTATCGAGGAATACAAAGGTCGCGTATTCGAGATTATGAACGAGACATACAAATCGATGTAATCCGATTACATCGGGATATAATCTTAAAAATATATATAAAATAAAAACACTTATCAGTATCTATAACTATAATGAATAAGCCACTTAGTATCATTGTTGCTTCGAGTTTAGAGTATGGGATAGGATATGAAAACAAGTTGTGTTGGAATATCCCGAATGAATTAAAGCATTTTAGGGATATCACGATGCGTTGCCACAACAAGAACAAGAAGAACTGTATCATAATGGGTAAAAACACGTGGTATTCTTTGCCGAATGCTCCGTCCCCGTTGAAAGACAGAATAAACATCATCATATCCGCAAACGATTATGACAAGATAACGAAAGAGATATCGGCGATAGCGGCGGACAGCCAAGGCAGCCAAGGCAGCCCCGACGCCTGTCGCGTATTTAGAACTATCGAGGACGCCTTGCGTTATATCGATAGCGACGATAGCATCGAGAGTGCCTTTGTTATCGGCGGTTCTCAGATATACAACGCATTTCTCGAAAAGTATATAAGGAGGATTAGTTCCATCTACTGGACTATCGTATATGACAAGAAGTATGTGTGCGACTGCTTCATTGCTTCGAACATCATCTATAATAATTTCAGTTTTCTAAAAGAAGACATCATCATCAATGATAGATACGTTGCTATGTATGGGGCAAATAAAAACAATTTAAACACGGTGATTGACGAGCCACCCGAATAATTGGCGTAGCGTAGCGTGGCACGGCATTAGAGAAGCAGTTGGCAAAGCAGATTCTCGATATATAGTGGTTCTTTACATTTATTTGTTTGCGATAGCAAGTAATCGATTTCAGTTCCTATTTTTATGATATCGCATTTCAGTTTCGTTTTATCGTGGCAATCCCTGATATTTATATAGTAATAGTCGAAATCGACAAGCCTCACAAAGTCTTGGACGATTTGTAAGATGGATATATTAAATTGACAGCATTTATAGGACAATGCTCGTATATCTTCTAAGTTGTTTTTATTTTTATTAAAACTTTTGATAAACTCGACGAATGGCGGGAAATTAAGTTCTACAAACTCCTTTGTCAATAGTTCGGCGGACGCGGGGTGTCTCTCGATTTCCGAAATAAAGAGTGCTTTAATGATGTTTCGCGGTTTCGTTTCGGCTAAATAATCGTTCATCGATATATCCAAGTTATCGCGGTATATCGTTTGTATTTCTTCAAATGTGAAGAGGGGTATTCGAAACAGACTGAAACGGCTCTTTATCGGTGCGTCAATCTTTGTGATATAATGCGTGGTGCTTATGAATACCACGTTATGCGAGAACTTCTCTAAAATGATACGGAGTTCGCAATATAGCGACGAGAGCAGGTCGATATGCTTGATGACGATAACGTGCTTTTTCATTTTGACGTTTTTCGAACTGATGATGTGGAGCAGGAACGGGGTAATCTTTTCGATATTTTTGATGTTTTCGGGATTCATCAGGTCAATCTCGATATAATACTGGTTTTCAACGTAAATTATCGTTTTCTCCCATATATGCTCGGACTTATTAAAAGGCGTCGTGATATCGAGAATCCGTAGTAATACGATGTTTAAATAAAGGTCGATTGGGAAGCCAGTAGGCGTGAAGAGCAGTTTGTTATTCGGTGATAGTTGTATTTTTTTTAATATCAATTCATATCTTTCGTGGTCTCGTATAATCACTGGGAAAACCTCTTCTAACTTATCCCAAACCGTTTTAATCGCCATTCGAAGGATACAGTATAGTATCCTTATCTCTTTATCTAATATCTATTATCTAATATAAAGATTACACAATCAATATATTTATAAGTATAAGCAATTTATATGAATGTATGTAGAAGCACTCCATTTGAATATTGAGAATATTGATAAATATACGCGGGAGGAGATTAAGGGTATCTATAAAAAGATAGCATTGGAATGCCACCCTGATAAATTAACGCACGTTAGCGACGAGGTCGAGAGGAATGCCAAGATTGAGCGTTTTAAGATGGCTACCATCGGGTATAAAAAGGCGATGGAGGATTTTGAGAATTACGGGAAGTTAAATTATCGCGGAACTGAGTATAACTTTGACAATCTTGCGGACGACTATGAGATATATAACAGTTTCGATTTGAACTTTTGGAAGAATACCTATGACGGGATTTTTAAAGACAAGGATAAAATCAAAAGCACCTTTATTGATGTCGCGAGTTATTTTTTCAACAGAGGCTTTAAAAATAAAAATCATTACGAGCCATCCACGAAGATTGTGAAGCACAATATAAACCTGCCAATCTCCTATTATGATTTATGTTCGCAGACGAAACGGAAACTTCGGATATTGCTTAAAAACGTGAAAGAACCCGTCTATATAACCCTTTGTTGTAAGAACGACTATCCGTGCTTGACGAGGCAATATATCGACGATGACAGCATAGAACACGAAATCATCATCCAAATGATACTTGAAAGCGATGACGAAGGAAGCGAAGCGGACTACGAAGGAAGCGAAGCGGGTTGCGAAGCGGGTTGCGAAGCGGAATATGTTCGATATACGCATACGCCGCATACGGAGCATACGCAGTCTTCGGAGCATCCCGCTTCGCATTCTCATCGCATCGACTTACACACCGCGATAGACATTAATATCGTAGAGTATTTGTCGGGAGGTATTCGAAAGATACGGTATGTCGATGATAGTCTGATAGATGTTCCAATCGAGCCATTTAGCACAAAGGATATTGTGATAGAAGAAAAGGGATTGCGTGGCGGGAACTTAAATGTCAAGGTAGTATTTCATAATATAACGTTAAAAAAATGGAAAAAGATTAGCGAAAAGAAGAGGGCGAGAGTTATCCATTTATTGACGAAGATGTATCCATAGATATAAGGAATATCCATATAGTATTTATAAAATGAATGGGATGAATGGGATGAATGGGATGAATGGGATGAAAGAAACGAGGGTTTTTTGTAATGGGTTTTGGACGGGTTTCTTTGAGAAGACTGACCCGATTAATATTGACTTCTTTTTTAATTTATTGAGGGACGTGTATGACGAAGAACCCGTCCTCACGCATACTATCGAGGACGCGGATATATTGATGGAATCGGTATTTACGGATACCACGTTTGTCAATCACAAGCCGTGGAGGGCGTCCTTTTTATATACGGGCGAATCCTATTACGCGAGATGTATGTATAATACGCTTTCGTCCTATACGTGTATCTTGGGGTTTAATTATACCGAGCAGAACTTCGTCGAGTTTCCGCTATATTTGCTCTATCTCAAATCGATTCCCGATATGGATTTGAGTCCCGCGAAGACGATACCGAATAATCATACGACGGCGGTGATTTCGAACGGGACTGTAAATGAACGCGTCATTTTCTTAGATAGATTAGATAGGCGGATGCCTGTGATATATGGCGGTTCGTATAAGAATAATATTGGGGGTAAATTGGCGGGTTGTTATGCGACGGATAACCTAACGGCTTTTTATAAAAACAGCAAGTTCTGTATCACGATGGAAAACACGAAGATAGGGCATTATATTACGGAGAAAATCATTAACGGGTTTAAGGCGGGTGTTGTGCCGATTTATTGGGGTTCGCAACACGTCGTCGAGCATTTCAATAGCAAACGCTTTATACTTCTCGAAGATACGAAGGAGGAAACGATAAATCGCGTCATCGATAGAATGGCGTCGATGAGCGACGAAGAATATTTTGAAATGGTGAATGAGCCGATTTTCAATGCGGGTGAGAGTGTTGATACGATTTATAATAAGGCGGTCGATAATATTAAAAAGTTGGTAATAAAAACATAAAAATTGATAGTGTCCCTTAACATTACAAATCATATAAACAATATATAATATATACATATAGTAATGACAGTCCTCTCGATGTCAGTATCCTGTTAGTAGGATACATCCAGCAATCTCCTCTTATAATTGATGACAGTCTTCACGATGTCAGTATTCTGTATAGGATACATCCAGCAATCTCCTCTTATAATTGATGACAGTCTTCACGATGTCAGTATCCTGTATAGGATACATCCAGCAACCTCCTCTTATAATTGATGACAGTCTTCACGATGTCAGTATCCTGTATAGGATACATCCAGCAACCTCCTCTTATAATTGATGACAGTCTTCACGATGTCAGTATCCT